CCTGCCGCCCCAGTTAGAACGCCAAACTGGGTAAGTGGGAAGTTTTGTGCAGCCATAAAGTCTTGGAACTGAGCATCAAGCCCTGCTTGGCCAAGCTGCCTCTGCGCTTCGCCTGCCGCAGTTTGTGCGCCAAGTCCTGCGAGAGAGCTCTGTAACTGTTGACCTGCAATCGAGCCAAGTCCGGCGGCGCCTGCGCCTCGTAGCCTTGCGGCGTCTAACATAGCTTGCGTATTTGTAAGCCCTGCCTGTTGATCGAAAGCAGCTTGTCTTAGCACTCTGTCCTGTTCTCTTGCAATGTCAGACGACGCTGCGCGTTGAGCTTGATCAAAATTTCTTAAATTAGCATTTGTTATAAGATCAGAAGCTTGTTGGCCATACTTATCTCGTGTTAAAGCTTCTTGCACTCCCTGCCGAGATCCGCCAAAAGCTTTAGCAGCTTCAGCTTGTGCGCCTAACGTATTTAAATCTTGTTCTTGAAAGTCAGCTAATCGAGACAAGCTTCTGTCTATTACTGCATCTTGAAATGGATTCATATATGGAGACAAATTTGCATTAGCGATGCTGCCAACATTTCCAATTTGAGCTGCCTCAGTGGTAGGGGCGCTCATTGTGGATAATTGAGCATATGCGTCTGCTGCTTGGCCATACGAGGGGGCGCCCATATTTAAGGCGCCATAACCGGTCATTGCCTGCTCACCTAATGGCGTCATGCCTGCAACGCGGTCACCTTCATAACTCTGGTAGTCTTTAGCCAGAAAGTCTTGGGCAAATGGTATTACAGTGCCTTCCAAAAACTCCTGCTGAAAAGCCGGCATTTGTTTCGTTTCAGTTTTAGATCCCATTATCTTAACTCCATCTCATAATGAGTATACACCGACCTAAACGGCGACGCATCTACATATTTCTCAAAACCTTTTCTGCCGTCAGCTTCAAGAGCATCGAGCCCTGCGTCTAACGCTAATTTCTTCATAAGGTCTATCGTTTCGTTCATCCATTGCCTCATACGCTTACCGCCAATAAACTCAATCTTTAAATTTTTTCTCTGAGGGTGCTTTACAACCACGGTTGTCATGGCTGCTACTAACTTGTCCTCGAGACTAATGAGCCACATAACGCAGCCACCGCCTCTTATGTCGTCCTCAACGTCCTGCATTGTGACGTTGTGAGACTGCCTCAGTATCGCCGGAGCCAGTAACTCCATGCCCTCGCTAACGTACTGATCAAAGTCTTGAGATAACACGGGCAAAATGCTCACCTTTGGCTTTGTGTCTAACCTTACTACATTATCTAGCATATTTACACCCCTAGCCGACATTTCATCACCAAGTGCTCAACGCGACACGTTTCCAGATAGCCGTAGAGCCGTCATAGGAAGCAGTGCAAATATAAATGTAATTTGTATCCCACGCAATCATGCCGATAACGTCGCCAGTAGAGCCAACGCTAGACGCAGGGGTGGCTTGCTTTGTGGCGAGCTGCCTAAATGCGCCTGCTGATGAGATAACTGCATATTTTTTGGAGCTATCCCAAAGCACGACGCCATCTTCTGATGGGTTGTCATCTGCCGTCTTGTGGTAAAAGCGCGATAACTGGCGCTGCAAATATGTCGTTAGGTTTTGCCCCCATGCCTTTACGTCATCGCCAATAGGTGGGAGTACTGGAGCCGCCATTATCTGCGACCACCGGCTTTAGCATCAATACGCATAGTGCCAACGCGCCAAGCTGCATACGGCGTGTCGCCCTCAATTCTCATGCGTATCTGGCGACCAGAAAACCTGACCGCTGTAGGGTTGGCAGGCGTAAAAGGCCCGTGAGTTGATTCTGTTGCGTTTGGATAAAACCTGCTTTTAAACTTAATGTTTACGTCGCCTTGCGTTTTTTCGTCTGGTATTAGGTCGGTTACCTGCATAATCTTATCGCCGGAACCCATGCTAAACGGGCCGCTTTCTGCAAATACGCCATCTGCGTCTATCACGGTAATATTATTACCCATGCCGTTACCATGTACAGTGCAGTAATATTTCAAGCTTGCAGGCGCATCACTTGGCACAACAAAAGTTGTCTTTGCCCCTGCGTTTCCTGCGGTTCCCGTAGTTGTGACTCCAGAGGTATACGAGGCGTCACTTGCATTTTTAAAAGCCAGTGGATGGCCAGAGTTGCTGCCATTACTTTGGTCAAAGACATAGGTGTATCCGCGTTTAAGTGTAATTGCAGGATAGTTACTGCCGTCTAAAATAAACCTGTTACCACCGCCAACGCTTGCAACTGTGACCGTATATGTTTGAGTGTCAACGTAGCTCAAGCCAACCTCATGGTCGAACATGGCGCCATCTTGCCCCATAAGCATAGGGTACTCAAATACACCTCTAGATGCACCAGAGGTGCGCGAGAGGCTTCCTATGAGCCAATGGTTTTCCTTGTAGTCAAATGCAACGTATCGATCTATCTCTGTCGAGCTGCCAGAACAGTAAAACCACCAGATCTCTCCAAACTGGCCATTTGTAAACGCCCACGTTTTACTTTTCTGCGAGGTATTTAAATCGCCAAAGACATAATCATGCACCGCGCAGGGTATTTCTGAAACAACATTACCGTCAAACCGGAAGAAGCCACCGTTACCCATCCAGAAAACGCCCATGTCTACGTCGGCTGCCGCACGTCTTGATATGATGCCGCAGGATGTGCCAACCCGTTGAAAAGAGTACACATAAGGCGGTCCTATGTATCGGGCTGTGTGTGCATCAACATCTGTCAAGATAAGCGTCTGGCCACGAGTTCTGATAGCCGTCTCTATCTGGCCTGACGTTTGCAACTCTATGTCGCCTGCCTCGTTTGTCGAAGCCGGCGTCCAAGTCGTATTATCCTCACGATCTGAAAACGCCACCTTACGCGGATTACCGCCTGCGCCAAGCGCAAACACAAATCGCTCTTCGGTTACGATTATACCGAGGTTATTGGTTGGCGCGTTGGCTACTACTGCGGCCTTAGACGACGTACCAAGCTGCCACTCTAAGATCCTACCGTCTGCCGTGGAGCACGCCAAGAGGTACTCACCCCAATTATCAAGAGACCAAGTAGTTGCAGCAACGAGGTTGCCAGTGTCTGGCCGAGGTGTGCCATATGCGCCAACGCCGTAAAAGCCATATCCGTAGCCAATGTTTACAGATGCGCTTTCTGATCCTGCTGAAAGATCTGTGGGGGCAATGTCGTATGCCGTGCCGCCAGATACAACGGCAAACAGCTCGTTGTACGACCCTGCGGCGACGTATCTTGTTCCGTTGTTACTTTCCCATGTGTGCATACCACGGGGCGCGTTAGTCGTAATGGAAGCTATGTTTTCATTTACACGCCAACCGCCAATCGGCCTAAGTGATCCGTCTCTCCATCGCACCAGTGACCCGTCGCGCCACCTACCGGCTGCATCGAGGTCTGTGCCTGTTCTGTGAAATCCGGCAGGAATTTTTAGCGGTATTAGCGGCATGTGATTACTCTGGTTTTGTTGGCCATGAAATAGTATTTGGGAAGCCTGATTGCTGCGGCACGTTTAATAAGTCTGTACGGTACTGTGACCACTCAGTTTGTTTTTCTGACGTCATATCTGCCCAACGTAGTGGGTTAGATACAACGCTGTCTACTTCTGATTGTAGTTTATTGTCTCTTACAGCTCTTTGCTCAGAGCCTAACCTTGCGTCACGAGCTTCTTGAGTAGATGCAGTAAAGTCTGAGCCAATAAGAGTTAAAAGTGCGGTATTATCTATCGTTGGGTCTGTGTCACTAGATGATATTGTGTAAGGTATCCAACTGTAATCAGGGTGATTTATTTCTACATCCATAAGTGTGTTATCTTCGCTGAGAGATGTAGCGTTGCGATATTGTGTAATTGTGATTGCCATTTACGAAATCCTTAAAAATACTGTTACACCATTTGTTGTTGAGTGACCCATACAACGCCAAGTACCGCTAGGGTTGCTTCCTGCGTTTTCATTACTGTCAGAATAATAAAGAGAGCTTCCGGCAACCGTAGAACCTGCTGACGTAGCAGGTTTAAGAAACGCATAAGAGCCAACTGCGCCTAAAGCCAACCCTGCCGTAGCAGATCCAACTTGAGCCGTTGTTGGCGCAGGGGCAGATGTCAAGTAACCTGCACTTCCGTGATCGCCCCACCCAAAAGCAGTGTTCCAGTTTGATTGGCTAGACGTAGTCGGGATGCTGTAGCCACTAGCTAGTGAGATTGCAAATGTTCCGCTTGTTGTAATTGTCGATGGACTGACGCTTAAACCAGTTGGCACAGTTACTCCAACGCTTGTAACTGAGCCAGATCCTGCGGAGGCATTGATGTACGTCTTTATGTCTGAAAGCGCCACCTGTTTCATTGTGCCGGCATCGTTAAATACAACGCGGTCTGCATCTACGACGGTTGTAGACGTAGCACTTGTGTCTCCGTCAAGTATGTTAATCTCAGCCGTGGTAACGGTTGCGCTGCTTAGCTTGTTCAGCTCGGCAGCCGTGCTTGTCATTGCCACGCCGCCAATCTGCAATGACGTCATGTTTGGCGTAGTTGCGTTTGTGCCGTCAGCGTTGTTGTTTATCTCGGATACAATGCTGTCCAATGCCGTGTTTGTTGTGGTTCCCCATGTATCCTCAGAGCCTCCCACTGTCGCCTTGGTTATTGATAACGCCATCTGCTTTCTCCTCTATGCCGCGTCCTGCACGACAGTCCATGTCTCTGTTGTACCAGAAATATTTGTCCATGTCTCTGGTGTAATTTCCTGCACGTCCCATAGGAAGCGTACTGGTATTGTCGGCGTGCCTGCCGTTATTTCTGTCGCCGTTAAAATATGTGTCTGCACAAACGTGATGTTGTCTACGGTTGGCGTCGTCGTAATCTCTGTCGCCGTAAAGTTGTTTGTCTGCTCAACTTGTGCAGCGTCAACTACTGGCGCTCCAGATGTTATTTCTGTCGCCGTAAAATCAAAGAAAAATGTCATGGCAGCAACATCTACAACTGGCGTGCCGGCTGTTATGTCGCTCATTGTAAGAAGTTGCTGCGATATTATTGTGACACTATCTACCGTTGGAGTAGACGTAAGATCTGGCACAGCCATGACGTAAGATGTTGATACCGAAATGCTGTCTACAACTGGAGTCAGAGTAATGTCTGCAATCGCAAACGTCTCGTCCTCTGCCATTGTAACAGCCGATATAGTTGGTACGCCTGCAATGATGTCATCAGCAAGTAATCCGCCGTCTGCCATTGCTCCTAATGGAGATGCTGCTATCGGGTTAAAGCCAAGCATTAATTAACTCCTTACGGCGCGGTAGGCCAATCAGCATCTTCCAAGTTAGGCCAGTTTTCATGCGCTGTAATATCTCGCAAGGCTTGGCGATACGTGGTCATTTCGCTAGACATTGT